CACTGAGACACTTTAAAAAGCGTCACATGACCCTGCCTAAACAGCAGGGTTCTTTTGTATAATACGTTCATACGCAAAAGACCGATGACCGTTCGCCACGAAATCAAGTCTCAACTCGCTAAACTGCTTGCCACTGAGGACCTTGTGGTGGAGCACAAGAAGGTTGAGACTGCCTGCTTTAATGTTCATACTCGTGTGCTGACCCTGCCGATGTGGGAGAAGGCAAGCAGCACCGTCTATGACCTTCTGGTGGGTCATGAGGTGGGTCATGCTCTCTACACTCCTGATGAGAACTGGTTGGAAACTTGTAAGGTTCCTCCTCAGTTTGTGAATGTGGTGGAAGACGTTCGCATCGAGAAACTGATGAAGCGTCGGTATGCGGGTCTCTCCAAGACTTTTTACAACGGATACAAAGAGCTTGCCGAACAGGACTTCTTCCAAATCGGTGATGATGATGTAAAAGAATATAATCTTGCTGATAAGGTAAATCTGCATTACAAGATTGGTAACTTTGTTGATATTCCTTTTGCTGACTTTGATGAAATGCCAATCGTCCGTATGATTGGTGAGTGTGAAACCTTCTCCGATGTTCTTATCGCAGCAGAGTTTCTCTATAAGTTCTGTAAGAAAAAGCAAGAAGAAGAAATGAAGACTCCTATGGATTCCTTGGAGTCTCAACAGACTGGTGAAAATCAACCTGCTTCTGATTTTTCTGACCAACCTGAGGGTGAGAATGATGGAGAGACTGAAGAATCTTCTGGTGGTTCTCCGATGCAGGATGATGCTGACCTAGACACTCCTAGTTATCAGGGTGCTGATGTTGATGAGGAACCTGAAGTCAAGACGATGGAGTCTCTTGAAGAAGCACTCAAGCAACTGGTTGAGAATAATGGTATTGAAAATGTATATCTTGAATTGCCTCAACTTGACCTGAATAAAATTATCGTGCCTAACTCCGAAATTCATAGTAAGTGTAAGGAGTATTGGGGTTCTTGGATTGAAGAACAAGAGTATTCCCACGAAGGTGTCTTTGGCGAAGTTGATAAGAAGTTTGTAGAATTCAAGAAGTCGGCTCAGAAAGAAGTTAACTATTTGGTGAAAGAGTTTGAGTGCCGTAAGGCAGCAGACTCCTATGCCCGTGCTACTACTGCCCGCACTGGTGTATTGGACTGCACTAAACTTCACACCTACAAATACAATGAAGACCTCTTCAAGAAGGTCACCACCCTTGCTGATGGTAAGAACCACGGTCTGGTGTTTATTCTTGACTGGTCTGGTTCTATGGGCGATGTGATGCTAGATACTGTCAAGCAACTCTTTAACCTTGTGTGGTTCTGTAAGAAAGTTGCTATTCCGTTTGAGGTTTATGCCTTCACCAGCGACTATCCTTTGGTTTCTTATGCCGAAGATGGTAAAGCTTCTATCCGTGAACTCGCTTATGAAAAGAAGGATGGTTTGGTTCAGGTTGGTGAGTGGTTCTCTTTGATGAATATGCTTACCAGCAAGACTAATGGTAAAACTTTGGAAGAACAGATGAAGAATCTGTTCCGTCTTGCTTATGCTTTCCGTTGGAACTCTTTTGCTCGTTATACCATTCCTTATGGTATGAGTCTCTCTGGAACTCCTTTGAATGAGACTTTGATTGCACTGCATCAGATTCTTCCTAAGTTCCAGAAGGAGAACAAACTCCAGAAAGTTCAGTGTGTTGTACTGACTGATGGTGAGGCAGCAATGTGTAAGTATCATCGTGAAGTTCACCGTCGCTTTGATGATGAACCTTATATCGGTACTTCCAATATCTACGGCAACTCCTATCTGCGCGACCGTAAGACTGGTATGACCTACTCTCTTGACTGTGAGTGGTATGAGTTTACCGATATTCTTCTTCGCAATCTCCGCGACAAGTTCAAAGATATCAATTTCATTGGTATTCGTGTTCTTGAGTCTCGTGATGCTGGTTCTTTTATTCGTCGCTATTGTGGATACTTTGGTCCAGATCATGACAAGACTATGGGTACTTGGAGAAAGGAAAAGGCATTTAGCATCAAGAAGTCTGGATATAATGTGTACTTTGGACTTTCTGCAAATGCCCTTTCTCAAGATTCTGAGTTTGAGGTAAAGGAAGATGCTACTAAAACTCAAATCAAATCTGCTTTTGTGAAAAGTCTTAAGTCTAAGAAAATGAACAAGAAAATTCTTGGAGAGTTTGTGGAACTCGTCGCATAATAAATATTTTTATAGTATAGGTATCAAAAATGTCTAGATTTGGAGATTTAATGGGAGGTAAGAAGGCAGCAACAGCACCAGCTCCTGTAGCTGCTCCTGAACCCGTAGTAGAAGTTATTGAAGTAGTGGTAGAAGTTCCCGATCCTGTTATTGAAGAAACAGTTGAAGAAGAAGTGGTAGAAGAACCACATTTTGAAGATATGAGTAAGAGGGAACTTGAAGCTTACGGTAGAGAGCATGGTATTGAGTTGGATAGAAGGCATAGCAAGAGAAGGTTGATGGAAGAATTGGAAGAACATTTGACCGATTCCTAAACCGTCCACTGGGGGTCTTCGGACCCCCTTTTTTCTTGTATAATAACTTCAGTTAAACAAACCACTCGATGACTATCTCCGCCGACTACATCCGCACTTCGCTCCAAGCAGTGTACGGCGAGTCTGTGACTTCTGCTGATATCCGTGCCTGGTGTGCTATGAATGGTTCTAACTACCAGACCGTTACTAACAAACTTAACGACTTCAAAACTGGTCGTGGTAAGTGGAATCTGACCATTCAAGAAGCACGGGAGCAACTGGAGCAAACTGTAAAAGCACCTGCTGCACTTCCTGCTGTTGAGCAAAACCTTATCCCTGAGAAAGATGATACCTTCGTCAAGTTTGGTAACTTTGGTGATATTCGCAAAATTATTGAGTCCCGTCTTTTCTATCCTACTTTCATTACGGGACTTTCTGGTAACGGTAAAACTTTCTCTGTTGAGCAAGCGTGTGCTCAACTGAAGCGTGAGTTGATCCGCGTAAACATTACGATTGAGACTGATGAAGACGATCTTATTGGCGGTTTTCGCCTTGTGGATGGCAACACTGCTTGGCATAATGGACCTGTCATTGAAGCACTCGAACGAGGAGCAGTCCTGCTACTCGATGAAATTGACCTTGCTTCTAACAAAATCCTCTGTCTCCAATCCATCCTTGAAGGTAAGGGCGTGTTTCTGAAGAAGATTGGTAAGTGGGTCAAGCCTGCTGCTGGTTTCAATGTCATCGCCACTGCTAATACTAAGGGCAAGGGTTCTGATGATGGACGCTTCATTGGCACTAATGTTCTGAATGAAGCATTCCTTGAGCGTTTCCCTGTGACCTTTGAGCAGGAGTATCCCACTCCCAAGACTGAGCAAAAGATCCTTGAGGGTATTGCTGCTTCTCTGGGTGTCAATGATACCGACTTCTGTAAGCGTCTGACTGATTGGGCAGATATTATCCGCAAAACCTTCTTTGATGGTGGTATTGAGGAAATCATCAGCACCCGCCGCCTGGTCCACATCATTCGTGCCTATAGCATCTTTGGTGACAAGGCAAAGGCAATCCAAGTGTGTGTAAATCGCTTTGACGATGAAACCAAGCAAGCATTCCTTGAACTCTATGATAAAGTGGATGCTGACTTCCAACTTCCTATCGAAGAAGTTGCGCCTGAAGCACCTTTCTGATATAATTGGGGGAGGTAAAAATCTGCCTCCCCTTATGAGTGATTCAAATTTTACTTTTAATATGACTAACATGATTCCAAGTTCTCCTGCAACTCCTTGGAAGTATAATGAAGAAGAAATCGTCAAAGAGCTTCTTGAATACATCCGTGGCACTTACAATCAGCACTATTCTGCTGGAGACCAACAGATTCAAACGCTTGACCTGATTGAAGCGTGTGGCGATGGTGAGGCATTCTGTCGCAGCAATATTCTCAAGTATGCCTCTCGTTATGATAAGAAAGGCACTGCCCGTCGTGACATCATGAAGATTCTGCACTATGCTGTTCTTCTGATGAACTTCAATGATAAGAACGCTGTCCGTGAAACCTACAACCAATGAAAATCCAAGAAAAGACTATGAAACTCTCTGACAATACCCTGACTATTCTGAAGAACTTTGCGGGTATCAACAACTCTATTCTTGTGAAGGAAGGCACCAAACTCCGCACTATCTCTGTTGCCAAGAACATTCTGGCAGAAGCAGATATTACTGAAGAGTTTCCTCGTGACTTTGCCATCTATGACCTTAATCAGTTTCTAAATGGTCTGAGTCTTCATGCTGACCCTGATCTTGATTTTAAGGAAGAATCTTATCTCAGTATCAAAGAGGGTAAGCGTCGTGTGAAGTATTTCTTTGCCGACCCCAATGTCATCATTGCTCCTCCTGAAAAAGAAATCAATCTTCCCTCTCAAGACGTTTGCTTCCAACTGGATAGTGCCTCTCTGGAGAAACTGGTGAAGGCAGCAGCAGTCTATCAACTGCCTG